CTGAGTACCCCTATGGGTAAAATTGCATCTTCACTTATTGAAGAAGGTGTAAAACTTGGAGTTTCATCTCGTGGTATTGGTTCATTAAAGCAGACCCGTGAGGGTGTTAATATTGTAAGTGATGATTTCATGCTTGCAACTGCTGCTGATATTGTAGCAGATCCTTCTGCACCCGACGCTTTTGTTGAGGGTATTATGGAAGGTAAAGACTGGGTATGGGATGGCGGTATTCTTCGTGAGAAGTATGCTGAGAAAACATACCAACATATTAATACATTAGTAGATCAAAAGCAACTTGATGAACAAAAGTTAAATTTGTTCAATCAGTTTCTTTCAAATTTATAATTCTATAAATAAATATAGATTAATTCAGAGGTTAGACGGAGAGTCAAAATGTCGCGTGATAAAAATTTACAAGAAATGGAAGCAGGCACAAAGCAATCCAAAACTGCTGTTAATGCTGGCGCTAAGCCAGCAGACGCAATGGATACTTCAGTAGCAGGTTCCTACGAAGATCTCGGTGGGCCTACCCCCGAGAACTATAGACCTGACGACGATTCAGCAAAGCTGAAAACGCCAGGTAGTACCCTTAAGCAAGTTAGGGACGTAATAAACAAAGGTTCTAAAGCAGCAGAACCAATGAAGGGTATGAAAGAAGAGGAGCAACTCGATACTGAAGAAGTACTCGAGGAAGAAGAAGTTACTACTGAAGAAGTAGTTGCTGAAGCAACTCCCGAATATGACATCGAAGAAGATGTCAATGCTCTGCTTGGCGGTGAAGATCTTTCCGAAGACTTCAAAGCAAAAGCAAAAACTATTTTTGAAGCAGCAATCAACACTAAGGTTGCTGAAGTCAAAGAAGCACTGGAAGCACAGTACGAAGAAAGACTGACAGAACGTCTAGTCGAAGAAACCGTAGAACTCAAGGAAAGAGTTGATTCTTACCTTGAGTATGTTGCTGATGAGTGGGTCAACGAAAACGAGCTCGCCATCGAACAAGGTCTTAAGACCGAAATGACCGAATCATTCCTTCAAGGAATGAAGGGTCTTTTTGAAGAACATTATGTAACAATCCCTGAAGATAAGTATGATGTACTTGAGAGCATGGTAGAAAAACTTGATGATATGGAGACAAAACTCAATGAGCAGATTGAGAAGAATATCGGACTGAACAAGAGACTCGCTGAGTCTGTTGCCGATCACATTCTTGATCACGTATCCGAAGGTCTCGCTCAGACCCAGAAGGAGAAACTCGCCTCACTTTCCGAAAGTGTTGAGTTTGAAAGTGAAGAAGAATATCGTGAAAAACTGGAGACACTTAAGGAGTCATATTTCTCCTCTAAGCCACAGTCTTCTTCTGCTAAAACTGAAACCCTTTCTGAAGGTATAGATGTTTCTGCAGAATCATATACTGGTTCTATGGATTCATACATCAGAACCTTGGGTTCCTTTAGCAAATAATTGAATTTAATATAATTCAAACAAAACCGTAAACACTTTCAATAGGTAAAGCAAATGTTCCAATCCGAGCATCTGCAGGAAAAGTGGGCACCTCTTCTCAACCACGAAGGTTGCGACAAGATCTCTGATCCTCATAGAAGAGCTGTCACCGCTGTCCTGCTAGAAAATCAAGAAAAATTTATGCGTGAGCAGTCTGCTTTCTCTGAAAGTGGAATGCTTAACGAAGCACCTACAAACGCTGCTGGTAATGGTGGATTCTCTGGATCTGCTGCAGCTGCAGGTCCTACCGCAGGTTTCGACCCCGTTCTGATCTCATTGATCAGACGTTCAATGCCTAACCTGGTCGCATATGACCTTGCTGGCGTTCAACCGATGAACGGTCCTACTGGACTGATCTTCGCGATGCGTTCACGTTATACCAATCAGTCGGGTAACGAATCATTCTTCAACGAGCCTGATTCCGCATTCTCTGGTCAGGATGCAGGCAACGACCTCACCAACGGATTCTCTGACGTTGCTGCTGGTATGGGTACTACCAGTCAGTCTGGTTCTAACCCATCAATCCTGAACCCAGTTGGTACTGCAACCTCCACCGCATATGATGTCGGTCAGGGTATGCGTACCGATGACGCAGAAGGTCTGGATGGTAACGCAGGCAATGCGTTCAACCAGATGGCATTCTCTATCGAGAAAGTCACCGTAACCGCTAAGTCCAGAGCTCTGAAGGCAGAGTACTCTTTGGAACTCGCACAAGACCTTAAGGCAATCCACGGTCTGAACGCTGAAGCGGAACTCGCCAACATTCTCTCTACTGAGATTCTGGCTGAGATCAACCGCGAAGTTATCAGAACGATCTACAAGGTTGCTGAACAAGGCGCTGTTGAGAACACCGCTACTGCTGGTGTATTCGACCTTGACGTTGATTCCAACGGTCGTTGGAGTGTTGAGAAGTTCAAGGGTCTTCTGTTCCAAATCGAGCGTGATGCAAACCGCATTGCACAAAGAACTCGTCGCGGAAAGGGTAACATCATTCTGTGTTCTGCAGACGTTGCTTCTGCACTGACCATGGCTGGTGTACTCGACTACACCCCCGCACTTAACGCTAACTTGAACGTTGATGATAGCGGCAACACCTTTGCTGGTATTCTGCAAGGTAAGTATCGTGTTTATATCGATCCTTATGCTTCCAACCTGGCTGCTAACAACGGTGGTCTGTCACAAGGTACTAACCAGTACTACGTCGTCGGTTATAAGGGTTCTTCCCCTTATGACGCAGGTGTGTTCTACTGCCCATACGTTCCTCTTCAGATGGTTCGTGCAGTTGGAGAGAACTCCTTCCAACCTAAAATCGGCTTCAAGACCCGTTACGGTCTTGTCGCGAACCCCTTCGCAGAAGGAACCGAGCAGGGTCTGGGACGCCTGTCAGTCAATAAGAACCGCTACTATCGTCGCGTTGCTGTCAAGAACATCATGTGATCCATTCGGTTCACATCGTTCTTCAGAGGGTGGTCTTCGGACCCCCTCTTTTTTTATCTAAATAAATATAAAACTGAGATAATGGCAGTATCAAACGCATTTGCCAACCAGATACAAAATAGAAATTTTCTATCTCCAGTTGGATTTAAATTTATTTTGAATCGAACTCCTAAAGTATCATTCTTTGGTAATTCTGCAAACGTACCAGGCATAACTCTTGGTATAGCAGAACAACCAACGTACCTTAAGAATATTCCAATTCCTGGAGATAAGATAGATTTTCAGGACTTTACGCTAAGATTCATTGTCGATGAGAATCTTGAAAACTATATGGAGATGCAGAAGTGGATTCGTGGATTAGGATTCCCAGAATCTCTTGAAGAAATATATGACCTTCAGGATAGTAAAAGATATGGTGAAGCAAATAGAGAAAAGATTATGGACATCTATTCAGATGGCACTCTTTTCATTCTAAACAGTAACAATAACATTAACTTCCAAGTTAAATTTAAAGATATGTTCCCATATCAATTAACAGATTTATCTTTTGATGCCACAGATGTTGACATTGATTACTTTACAGCAGAGGTCACTTTCAAGTATACTATCTATGATATACTAGATAAAAATGGCAAACCCTTATGAGTTTTGATTTGGATACCATCCAAAAGATGTGGGTGGAAGATTCAAAAATTGATATTGACAACCTTCATACCGAATCTTTGAATATTCCAACACTTCATGCGAAATACTTTGATGTATACAATAACATAGTTCTACTTAAAAAGAAAGCGGAACAACAGAAGAAAAATATTCGCCACGAAAGGTATGAATACTTTTCAGGTAAAGCAGATCCAGAAGTTTATATTGACAATCCCTTTCCAAAGAAAATTAGAGATAAAGAGACAATGCAAAAATATCTCGATGCAGATAATAAGTTGTCTTCCGTATCTTTGAAAGTTGAATACTACGATACGATGCTTAACTATTTGGAAAGTATTCTGAAGGTAATTCAAAATCGCACATATCAGATTAAAAACGCTATAGAGTTTATTCGTTTTCAGTCCGGATTGGGATAATGCAAGACGACTTCAATAGTGATGATGTTGAATTTGATTATCAAATTTATCTACGGATAGAGGATATACGCCTTCTACATCATTGTGTATTGAAAAGGATTGAAAAATGGGAGGGTTCTCCAGCAAGACCTGCTTATGAACAAGAGCATCTCTGGTATCTCAGAGACTCTCTTTACAGAATGATATTAGAATACAAGTTTGAAAATATGTAATAAATATTTTTAGATGAATGGACCTATGTGATTGACACGACAGTAAATCTTGTTATTTCTAAGTCTAACGAAGTATTTTTAAAGATTCATACAGAACCTCATATTGAATATGAGTTGCGGGATCACTTCAAGTTTGAAGTTCCCAACATGAAATTTATGCCTCAATATCGTAATAGGCAATGGAACGGAGAGATTCATCTGTACGATATGCGGTCAAAGCAAATCTATGTCGGTCTGTTAGATAAGATTATATCTTTCTGCAACAACTACGGATACACTTATAAATTTGAAAGTAATAAGTTCTACGGACTTCCTTTTGAAATCAATGAGCAGATTTCATTTGAAGGAGTCAAGGACTACATGAACTCTATTTGTGCTCATACTCCCAGAAAGTATCAGGTTGAGGGAGTATATGATGCTTTACGACATAATCGAAAGCTATTGATAAGCCCCACAGCGAGCGGCAAATCATTAATGATTTATTCCCTCGTAAGATATTATGTGGATAAAGGACAAAAAATTCTCTTAGTTGTTCCGACGACATCTCTTGTAGAACAGATGTACAAGGATTTTCTTGATTATGGTTGGGATGCTGATTCATATTGTCACCGTATCTATTCTGGTAGGGAAAAAAGTAATGAAGCTCCAGTGACAATTACGACCTGGCAATCTGTATATAAACTGGAGAGATCTTTCTTTGAAGACTACAATGTAGTTATAGGAGATGAAGCTCACCTATTTAAGAGCAAGTCTCTTATTTCAATTATGACCAAACTTCATCACGCTAAGTATAGATTTGGTTTCACAGGAACTTTAGACGGCACACAGACGCATAAATGGGTCTTAGAGGGAGTCTTTGGACCATCATATAAAGTTACGCGAACAGACGAGTTGATGAAACAGGGACACCTTTCTCAACTTGATATTCAATGTATTGTGCTAAAACATCCTCCTCACAAGTTTGAAGTATATGAGGATGAGATTCAATATCTTATTTCACACGAACAACGAAATAAATTTATTACTAACTTATCATTAGATTTAAAAGGTAATACCCTTGTCTTGTTTAGTCGTGTCGAATCACATGGAGCAATTCTTTACGATAAGATAAATAACAGCAAGGACGAAGACCGTAAAGTATTTTTCATACACGGTGGCGTCGATACTGAAGAGAGGGAGTTGGTAAGAGAGATAACAGAAGGAGAAAATAATGCAATCATCGTTGCCTCTTATGGAACTTTTTCCACTGGTATTAACATTAAGAACCTTCATAATGTTATCTTTGCTTCACCCAGTAAATCAAGAGTTAGAAATCTCCAATCGATTGGAAGAGTACTTAGAAAAGGAAAAAATAAAACTAAAGCGGTACTCTACGACATCTCTGATGATTGTACTTATAATTCAAGGAAAAACTACACTCTAAACCATCTCATAGAAAGAATTAAAATTTATAATGAAGAAAACTTTAATTATGAGATAATCACTATTCAATTAAAGAGTTAATATGGAAGAAGATTTTTATGCAACCCTCAAATTAAAAACAGGTGAAGAAATATTCGCCAAAGTAGCAGCATCGGAAGAGGAGGATAGAACTTATATTGTAGTATCTTATCCTATTATGATATCAGAAGTTAAAACTAAATCTGGTAGACAGTTTGGTTACAAAATGGAACCGTGGTTAAAAACTACTACTGATGATATGTTTATTCTTAAATTAGATGATGTTCTAACAATGAGTGAATCATCTGATATTGAAATGATATCTTTATATCAATCTTATGTAAGACAATCAAGCAAACTCTCTACCAATTTATCTAAGGCAAAAATGTCTAGAAAAATGGGATATATCTCTAATGTCAATGATGCTAAAGAGATCTTAGAGAAACTATATGAGAATAGTTAAGCTTTAAAGCTATAGCTGTCTTATCAACCTTAACAAAGATATTCTACTGATGATTTGAGTACTTGTCAAGTATTTAATTAAATGGTATAATTTATAGATAATATGAGATATTTTTATGATTCAACCAGGCATGACAAAAAGAAAAAGATCAGAACATTATGTCAATAATAAGGAGTTTCTTGCTGCTCTTATGGAACATCGCTGTAATGTCGAAGTTTCTTACAGAAAAAAGTTCGGAAAGAATTTAGAAGAACAGGATAAGTCTGAAAGAGCAAAACGATGGGATACTAAACCTCCCATTTCCCGCTATATTGGAGAGTGTTTTCTGAAGATTGCTAATCATCTATCATTTAAACCTAACTTCGTCAATTACATGTTTAAGGAGGATATGATTTCTGATGGAATCGAAAATTGCGTTCAATACGTTCATAATTTTAATCCTGAGAAATCCCAAAATCCTTTTGCTTACTTTACGCAGATTATTCATTATGCATTTCTCAGACGTATCCAAAAAGAGAAAAAGCAATTAGAAATCAAGAATAAGATCATTGAACGTTCAGGATTCAGTGAGGTGTTTGACGACAACAACACCCTTGACGGATCTAACTACTCCGAGTATAATCAAATCAAAGATGCAGTGCATTCTAAACTCCGTAATTAATGAAAGTTGCAATCATTACCGATCAACACTTTGGTGCTCGCAAGAACTCTAAACTTTTTCATGATTATTTCCTGAAGTTCTACAATGATGTGTTTTTCCCGACGCTGGAACAGTACGGGATAACCACAGTTATAGATATGGGAGATACTTTTGATAGTCGTAAAGGAATTGACTTCTCCGCACTTGCTTGGGCAAAGACTAATTACTATGATCGTCTACATGATCTTGGTATAAAAGTTCATACAATCGTTGGCAATCACACCACATATTATAAGAATACCAATGATATTAACTCTGTAGACTTACTCCTACGGGAATATAAAAATGTTGTTGTCTACTCAGAGGCAATTGAAGTAAAGTTGGGAAACTTGAAAACGTTGTTTATCCCGT